GCAAAATAATACCAGTTAAAGTTCACTAGATAATAGTCTACGTTTTCTATTATTGATGGATTTAGACACTAGCCTCAAGTTTGCTTTACATTGTAGTCCAGACGCTATCCAAAAAGTACTGTCACTTAGTCTACCGTAATCTTCCCATTGATTAACAAAGTCAGACCATTCTTTAGCTTCTTGCCAAGATAATTTGCTCCAGGACCTAGGATCTATAATAGCTATTCTAGGCACTATATGATCTATACTTAAATTATCACCCTTGCGTTTTACTAATTCAAGTTCAGTCACATACTCAATTAAATCTTCTTCATTTAAACTTATAAACAAACGTTTATTCCTTTGAATCCAATCCCAACGTTGAGCTTTTTCTTTTGCTACTTTCTTCATAATATGGGCTCCTTTCTATATTATATTTATAATATAGAACTATGTCAGAATTGTGGCGAAGAGGTGTGACACTTTGTCCAATTTACACATCTATAGAATCAGTATAACATGGATCTATGTTAAAAGTACTTCCACTCAATGATGTTGAAAGAATGGAAGCCGAAGATATGGCGCGTATGCGCATATTCGCGGCTACCTTCAGCATGGGTGTACCTATTGTCCGAGCCCTTCGGCAAGCTGGCTTTGATCGGCCGACCAAGGCTCTAGGTTTGAAGCTATTAGCCGACCCCTTGGTGCAGGCCGAACTGGAGCGCAACCTAGAGACCTTGCGGAATTCTCTCTTCCAGCAGAAAGAAACGATTCTTGCTCAGCTGGATGAGGATCGCTCTTACGCGTATGACACTGAGAATGCTGCGGCGGCAGTAGCTGCTACTGTGGCTAAAGCCAAGATCCTAGGGCTTATGGATAAGCCTGGGGATAACAATATGCCCAAGAAAATCACTGTTGAATGGGGCAGCGAGTCCCAGGAAACTATCTACGAAAAGTCCAACCCTTTGATCTATCAGGCACTAGAATCAACTGTAGGAAAAGATAATGGATAGCGTACCGAACGGAGATGTTGTTACTACGATTCCGAGCTTTAATACGACTGGCTCTCCAGTTGTAGCAACAATCAAGCAGATGACTGAGGCTTTGATTACGTACATTGAGCATAATGTGCCGAACAATAGGCGGCGCAGTATCGCGCTTACGAACTATGAGCAGGCTGCTATGTGGGCTGTGAAGGCTAACTTCGAATGAACATTGGACACGCCGTTGACAATATGAACCTAGGCCGGAGAGTAGCTCGTAAGGGCTGGAATGGCAAAGGTATGTGGATTGCTAAGCAGACTCCTGATGCTAATAGTATGATGAGTTTGCCTTACGCATATATGTTCACAGCAGATCAGAAACTAGTACCTTGGCTATGTTCACAAACTGATCTATTTGCAGAAGATTGGGAAGTCGTTGAAGGTTAGACTGTCATATTCACCAAGACCCTATTTTAAAGCTTTCCACGAAAGTAGGAAGCGCTTTAAGATCCTGGTGTGTCATAGACGTGCTGGCAAAACTGTTGCCGCTATCAACGAAACTATTCGTGAAGTGTTGATGTGCGACAAGGTTAATCCGCGGGGTTTCTACGTAGCTCCTACCTTTAGCCAGGCAAAAGATATTGCTTGGACCTATCTTAAAGAGTCGACTCGTGATATTCCGGGGATGAAGTACTATGAATCAGACCTCCGAGCAGATTTCCCTACAGGTGCCAGAATTAAGCTATTTGGTGCTGAAAATCCTGATCGTATGCGTGGTTTGTATGCAGACGTTGTGGTGATCGACGAATTTGCATCTATGTCACCTACTATCTGGACCGACGTTCTACGACCTGCACTTTCGGATCGTCAAGGCCGGGCAATGTTCCTAGGTACGCCCAAAGGTATGGATGCATTCTACGACCTTTGGAGCTATGCTGGTACGCACCCTGAGGAGTGGTACTCGCTTATGCTCAAGGCTTCTGAGACTGGCATTATGTCAGCCAAGGAGCTTTTGGATAACTATAATCTCATGGGTGAATCTAAGTACGCTCGTGAGTATGAGTGTGACTTCAGTGCCTCCTTCGAAGGTGCCTATTACCTTAAGGATATTATGAAGGCTGAAGTGGGTGGGAGAGTTCGCTCAGTACTCTTTGATCCTGCGGCTGATGTGTATAGCTGTTGGGACTTGGGTATGGCTGACGCAATGGCGCGTTGGGACTTCCAAGTGATTAATGACGAGTGGCATTGGCTGTATTACTATGAGAATACGGGGCATGGACTTGATCATTACATTAATGAGGTTAAATCCAGGCCTTATAAGGTGCAAACACACTTTATTCCTCACGATTCGGCAGCGCGAGAACTTCAGACAGGTAAATCCAGGCAGCTCTTTATGGAAGAGCGTGGACTTCAGACTTGGATAGTTGATAAACATAAGATTGAAGATGGTATTAACGCTACGCGTATGATCCTTCCGCGGTCGTATTGGGATAAAGAAGGCTGTAAATTGGGACTTAATTCTCTTAGAATGTATCGTTCGGAGTATTCTGAGAAGAACAAAGTGCTTAGCGTCAAGCCGAAACATGACTGGGCTTCGCATGCTTGTGATGCAATGAGAACCGGAATTATGGGTGTTGACGAATTTGGACTTAAAGTGCTTAAAAAGTCTGATTGGAAGAAGCCAGTTAGCCGCGAATCAACTGGAAGCTACGCATGAGTGCTGTATTTGGTCAAGCTGCTGTACGTCCAGAGGTCAAATCTGACGATTTGAAGCCTCTTTCTATGGAGCAGCTTGAAGATGTTGCTCGTGTTGCTTTGGACGATGCTGTTGATTTTAGAGATTCTGAACTTGAACAACCTCGGGAGCTTGCTGATAAGTATTATCAGGGTGAAACTAGACTTGCGAAGCAAAAAGGACGCTCCCAAGTTATTGTAACAAAGGTGCGTGATGCAGTTAAGTCAGTTGTTCCTTCTCTCGCACGTATTTTTACTCAAACTGATACTATTGCTGAGTTTTATTCTGACGATGAAGAAGATCAGCAAATATGTATGGATGCCACTAAGTATTGCAACAACGTCTTTAGTAAGTTTGGCGGTTATACTGCTCTAATTGAAGCATCTACTGATGCTTTGAAAGCTCGCGCTGGTATTGTAAAGGTTACTGTTGAGAATAAACAGGTTGTTTCTCATAAGATTTATCAAAATAAAGACATTGGCAATGTAATTCCTTTAGGTGTTAATACTGAAAAGTCAGAAGAAGAGTCTGCTTTTACAACCAAAAGAACTATTAAGATTTGGAGACTTAAAGCGCTACCACCGGAATCTTTTTTGATTTCTTCTGACGCTACTTGTATTGAAGAGGCCCGCATATGTGCTCATCAGGAAGAAAAACGTATCTCTGAACTTGTAGAGATGGGTATTCCTTACGAGCAACTTAAGGATTTGCCATCTAGTAGTGAGCTTAATTCTGAAGAATCTGAGCGTAAAAACTACGATCGCGAAAAAGAAGACGGTTCACTTACTGCAGTGGACCCAACTTCTAGAGTAGTGCTGTTTACTGAAGCTTATCTTAGAGTAGACGCTGATGGCGATGGTATTGCTGAACTGCGCCGTCTTCGTCTAGGTGGAGATAACTATAAGCTACTTGGCAGTGAGCCTGTAAACTATTCACCTTTTGCGGTCTTTAAATCTGAGTTGCAGCCACATGTATTTTATCCAATATCATTGGCGGAAGATCTCATTCAAGATCAGGATGCGCAGACAGCTCTTTTGCGTTCGATTATTGATAACGCTGCGCTTACAAACTCACCGCGGACTGTCATTAATGAGTCGGCTGTTAATCTGGATGATGTAAAGAACGGTGAAATTGGAGCTATTATTCGTGCTCGTTCTATGGGCATGATTGAAGAGCTCACTACGCCATTTGTAGCTGGCTCGACGCTTCCGGTGCTGCAATATCTTAATGAAGTTTCTGAAGCACGTTCTGGTATTGTAAAGCTCTCACAAGGCCTAGACGCAGATGCATTACAGTCTACGACTAAGATTGCTGCAGCTGCTGCTATTAGCGCTGCTGATGCCAGAATTGAGATGATGGCTCGTAATATTGGTGAAACAGGCGTAAAAGCTCTATTTAATTGTATTCTTCGCACGGCTATTTATGAGACCAATGAGCCACAGAGCATTGCTACTCCAGATGGATTCAAAACTGTTGATCCTTCTATGTGGCATCAGTTTATGGCCATTCGTACTAATATTGGTCTAGGATCCGGCCGCGTAGATGAAAAGAAAATGACTCTGCAGGCAATTATGCCTATGCAGCAAATGATTCTTGAAAAGATGGGAGCCTCAAATCCTATTTGTGGTTGGCTCCAGATTCGTGAAACTCTTAAAGCAACAATGCGGTTGTCGGGTATTCATGATTTCAACAAGTATTTTCCGTATGTTCCGCCAGAGAAGCTTGCTGAGTTGGATAAACAGCAGCAAGAACAAGCTATGGCTGCAAACAAAGAAAAGCAGGCTGCGCAGCAGATGCAGCAGAATGCGATGATAGAGCTTATTAAGGTAGAAAACAAAAAGGTCGAAGCTAATTATCAGGCTAAAATGCAGGAAATGCAACAGAAGCATGTGTCTGATATTGAGAGACTTAAATCTGAAATCATGCGTATGATGACAGACAACCGTACGCAATTGACGGATATTTACTTGCGTGATGATCGTGAACGCGATAAGAATGATATGACTTTTGCAATCGACTCTAAGAAAGTAGTTTTGGAAGAAGAGAAGATCAAACAAACAGAGCAAAAAATTGCGGCGGATAGAGAGGCGCCACCAATCGGATGAATGATGCAGAAATGGAGTCATTGAGACTCCTTAAAGAGATTGTAGATAACAGATTATTCAACACAATGGTAAGCAATATGAAAAGGGAGATAGCAGATAGTATGCTTGCCACTGAAAAAGAAGAAGATCGCGATCGTCTTTATAGTGAGGCTAAAGCCTTGGATAGGCTTGTAGGTGAACTCACTAGGATGGCAAACAGATATAGGCATGCTTTTGTAGAAAAGCCAGTAGGAAATTCAAATGGATATTGAAATCAGTACAGGTGAACCGTCTCTTGAGGACGTAGCTGCTACGCTCCTTGTTAAGCCTATTGAAGAGAAGGCTGAAGAAGGCAAAGAACCAACTCGTGTAGCTGAGGGCGAAGATGAAGTTGTCACCGAAGAAAATGCAGAGCCCTCTACGGAAGAAAAGTCCGGAGATGAAGCAACTTCAAATGAAGAAGAAGCTGATACGGAAGGCGAAAATGAAGAAGATGTAGACATTGATGAACTTGACATCGATGTTGTTGTAGATGGAGAAGAAAAGAAAGTTAAGCTTAAAGAACTTAAAGCTAACTATTCTGGCGAAAAGGTGATTGAAAAGAGACTTCAGGAGGCTACTGAAGCTAAGACATATGCCATTCACAACGGGCAGCAGCTTTATATTGCTCTTGAAGCAGAAGCTGTAAGGCTTGCTAAAATTGATGAGGTTTTGCAGAAAGTTGTAGAACCTGAAATTAATTGGGAAGAATTGCGTAGGACTAATCCTGCTCGTTATTTGCTTGAACGTGATCGTCAGCGTGAAGCTCAGGAAAAGCAATCTGTAGTTAATCATGAACGTACTCAGATTGCGCAAAGACAGCAGGCACTTATTCAGAAAGCTACTGAAGAGTATACACTTACCCAGGCAAGAGAACTTGTTACTAAGATTCCTGAGTTTGCAAAACCTACTGAAGCTGGCCCGATGATGGCAAAGCTTACTACTGCAGCAAGAGAGTATGGCTATAGTCCTGAAGAAGTTGGCGCAGTGATGGATCATCGTGCTATGCTTGTATTGCGTGATGCAATGCGTTACCAGGAAATGGTTGGTCAGAAAAAGGAATTAACTAAAAAGACTGCACCTTCAACCACTCTGCTTAGACCAAGCGCTTCTAAACCTAAGAGTGAGCCTTCTACAGCTCGGAAACTTCAGGATGCATTGCGTAGAAAGGCTATTGCATCTGGAAGGCCTGAAGATGTAGCTGCTACACTTCTCATGAGAAGAAAATGAATTTTGAATTGCTACGTATGACTAAGAGGGGGCTTCTGGCCGCTAAACTGATGTCATGCAATACTACCGAAGCCGCCACGACAGACGTTAGTTCTAGGGCATCAATGCTTCACAAAACTGTGAACTTTAAACCCAATATGGAGAACTATAATGTTTCGTCTTCGTAATCTTATTCTGCCGTGGCAGGCCCAGGTTCTTTGGGCTGTTGCTGCAAATGCTCTTGAGACGTATGACTCTATTACCATTCGTGAAGACCTCACGGATGCTGAGAATATGATCTCTCCCACTGAAACACCCTTCATTTCACGTATTGCTGGTAAGACTTCTGCCACTAATAAGTATCATGAATGGCCGGTGGTTGAGCTTGCTGCAGTTGATTCCTCTAACCGTGTTCCAGAAGGTGAAGATGCGCCTGCAGTAGACGCACCTCGTCTTGCTCTTCGTCGTGGTAATTACACTCAGATCTCTGATAAGGTGGTCAAAGTGTCGGATACCTCACAGAAGGTTGATGGTGCGGCTAATGTTGAGAAGCTTTCTAAGCAGATTGCTTATAAGCTTAAAGAACTGAAGCGTGATAAGGAAACCATGCTCACTGCTAACGTAGCAGCTGTTCCTGGTGCAGCAGAAGGCGCAACTACTCGTGTTGCTGCTGGTTTGTCTGCCTTCTCAATCACTAACGATCAGCTTGGTGCTGGTGCGGGTGCTTCGCCTACACTGTCTGGTACTACCAATGGTTATCCTAATGCTGCGGCTACTAACGGTACGCTGCGTGATCTGACTGAAGATATGCTTAATGCAGCTATTCAGGCAGTATGGACCCAGGGTGGTGATCCTAAGTATGTGCTTTGCTCGCCTATCAATAAGCGTCTTATTTCGAAGACGTTTACTGGTAATGCTACTAAGTACAAGAATGCTGATGATAAGAAGATCATTAGCGCTATTGACGTATATGAGAGCGATTTTGGTCAGGTTCAGATTGTACCTGATCGTTTCTCGCCGACTCGTGACGTGTTTGTGCTTGATCCGGAATTGGTGAAGATTGCAGAACTGCAGTCCACTCGCCAGCTTGATCTTGCTCGTACTGGCCACACTGAGAACAAATTGATTCAGTGTGAATATACTCTTGAAGTTGGTAACGAAAAAGCCATGGCGGTTATTCGGGATACCAATGGATAATCTTAGCGTTCCTCCCCTGGCGCGCTAAAACTAGCCCGGAGGTGTGACAGCCTCCGGGTCTTTTGAAGAGGATAAAATGGCTAAAGCAGTAAAAAAGAAGATTGAGTATACCAAGATTTCGCCGCTTGAACGCAAGATGCTCAATCCTTATACAGCTAAGTATGTTGCTCCTGGTGAAGAAATGGTTGTTGACTCAGGACGTGCAACTTTCCATATTGCTATGGGTGAAGCTGAGTTGATTGAAGAAAATGTAGTTTCTCCTCATGAAGTTGCTGGACCTGTAACTGCATCAACCATTGGAGGTCAAGGTGAAGAAGTCAAAACCGAAACCAAGCTCGAAACCAAAGCCAAACCCGCTGTTTAAGTAATGACAAAAGAGCAAATATTCTTTGAAGGTTTAAATTCAGAACGGATGATTATTCGCCGGACTGAAGATGTTGAACCTGTTATTGATGATGTTACTGAGTTCAAAAATGAAACTCGTAATGGCTTCAGTAAATCAAAGAATTATCGTAAAATAGGATCAATACCTTTGATTGTAGTTCAGCAATGGCTTACTGAAAAAGGTATTGATCTTATGGCTCCTGGAAACGAGAAATATGTACGACAAGCTTTGAATGAGATGAGCAAGTTTCGTACTGTTGATAAGGCACTCTAATGGGTTGGCCTACTGACTACGCAGGTTGGATTACAAGAATTAAGGAATGGCTAGCTGTTCCTGATTTGGATGATGATGTATTTGGATATTGTATTGATAGCGCTCATCAAAGGCTAAATAGAGATTTGAATAGTCAGTGGATGGAAGCTTCATACGAGCATACTATTATAGATAGTAATCCTATTAATCTTGCTACTGCCATCCCAGATTATAATAGAATGAGATTAGTAACCCCCAGAGGTAGTTTACCTTTAAAGGCTAAGTCTCTTAGTGAATATAAGACATTTGTTTCTGAAAATATAAGTGCATCAACTGAACCAAGTGTGTATTGTGTTAATGCAATGAAACTAAATATTTGGTATCCACCAGCTATTGATGATATTATAGATATTGATCACTATATTATGGTACCAAGTTTAAGTGATAGTGTAGCTTCTAATGTGTTTTCAACTAAGCATCCAGACGCCTTGCTATATGCAGCTCTTTTGGAAGCCACTCCTTTCATTGTTGAAGATGAAAGACTTGAGACTTGGAGTACATTTTACAATAATATTCGTGAAGCAATTAATGTAACTGCTGATCGTGCAAATAAAGGCTCTACTCCACTACAACGCGAAATAAAGGTGATGTAAATGTCTCAGCTTAATTCACAGATTCCAGCTAATGCGGAAGCAGTTTCACCTTCTGATTCTGCTTATGTTAGAGGTGTAGCTCTTTATTGCGGAGGAGCTGGCAACGTATCCCTTGTCACTGAAGGCGGCCAAACAGTTACTTTTATTGTACAAGCAGGTACAGTAATTGTGCAACGTTTTGTACAAGTTCGTAGTACAGGTACCACGGCAACAGGTCTTGTGAGGCAGTGGTAAAATGAAATTAAGCTATGCTATAGCTATACCTAGCCTTCATTTTCTTGGTGCACAATCTATTGCATTAGGAGATGTTGAAGCACCTACTGTCAGTGCGTTCTCGCCGCTCGATAACGCGACAGGGGTGGCGATCACCATTAACCCGTTTGCTATCTTTACAGAGGACATTCAGTTTGGCGTTGGCAATATCACGCTTCGTGCGGATGATGCCGGCTGGGCTGACGTTGAGGTGTTTGACGTTTCAACGGATGTTGGGACTGGTCCGGGTCAAGTTAACATCGTGGGCAACGTACTCACGATTTACCCGACTGCCGATCTTGATCCTGCTAAGCAGTATGCAATCAGGATTAACAGCACTGCTATTGACGACATGAGTGGCAATTCCTTTGCTGGCCTGTCCAATGATGCCGAGTGGAGTTTCTACACGCTATCGACTGGTGATGCCCTCTTTAACTTTGTCATTACCCCGGCAGCAGGCGGTACAACTGCCTCTATCGATCTTGAATATGATCCCATTCAGGTGGTGGATGGTGTCTTCTACTTCGTGGTTGCAGAGGACACGGAACCTGCACCGGACGAAGGGCAAATTGAAGCCGGGACAGATGGGGCTGATGCAATTCCAACTTGGGAAGATAGCGTTCCGTTTGCCTCCATTGATATGTACTCAGCGCCGATTGAGTTCATGACTCCGGAGACCGGCTATGTTGGGTACTGCGTCCACAAGAGCAATGCTGGTGTCTACACAAACATTGTGAGCGATGCCTTCACAACACTGGCGGGGAGTGCTGATCCCAACCAGCCGATCTATGATCTCTTCGCTGGGTCGGTCGAGGGCGCATGGTACGATTTCTCTGACCCAGAGATGATGATTGCGAACGGCATCAGCACATCGACTTCGCATAAGCACGTTCCCGCGCTCAATGGAGCGGTTTCTGTCATTCTGGATCGTCGGCTCGATCTTGTAGCTGACGGAACAAAGATTGTAGCCCCATACACGGGGGCCTTTACGGGAACTGGTTCGCCGGGCTTCGCCTCGTTCACTGACAATGGCGGCGGATCGTTCACCGCTTCTAAGACCACTGCTGGTGGTGTCGCTTACGCGCAAGGCACTGCGATGGCCCCGATAGACCTTGTCGTTGGTGAGGTCTATCGCGTCACCTTCACAGTAACAGGATATGGTGGTGTTGGTGACGGATACTGCTTCTTGGGATCGGGCGTGAACAATCGTTCGACCGTCAGTCGTTACATCAATGCAAATGGCACATACACCACGTACCTGTATGCCCACACGGCCCAGACGAATGCGACACTTGTTTTTGGTACAAACGCTGCCAGTTGGGCGGCGACGATCTCGAACGTGAGTGTCGCAAAGGTTCTCGGCAATCATGCCAGAATGGGCGCGACAACGGCAACTCTCAGGCAGGACGGCGGTGGCCGCCACTATGTGGAGTTTGACAGCACGGATCGGTTCTATACGCCGGTAAACATCAATCTCGGGGCCAACAACAATCTCTTGATCTGCCAGCCACACCTGCGGTCACAGAATGCTGCAAGTGCGCGGTTGTTCCAGCACGGTGCAACCGTACAGATCAATGGTCACTCGCCTGATTTCTCGACCGGCGATGAGTACAAGTTCATGGATGGAACTGCGTCTCTGGAGGCTCAATCCTCCACCACGCCAGAGACGGTTGTGTGGACAGCCACCCGCGTCAAGAGCGGCACCGCAAGCCTTCGGATCAATGGCGTTGAAGCAGAGAGCGCGGCAGCGGGAAGTGGGACCCTTGAGAACGCTCCTCTATATATTGGTTCCACATCGGTACCGGACACCTATTTCGCAGGCGGAATGTATGGCCTGTTGATCTACAGCGCGGCCTTCGACAGTGGCGACATCGCCCTAGTGGAGGAATTCATGGCCGACAAGTGCGGAGTGAGCATCTAATGGCACTTCCAGTTGCATTTCAGGAAGAGATCACTGCGGTCGACGCTGCCAAAACGATCACGAGCAAGACCCCCGCCGATGATCCTATAGCCACAGCTGGGTACGGCCTACATGATTGGTCGTATTCGTACAATGCTGGTACCAGCACTTACACAGTACTTGGTGGGACTGATCTGGCTTGCGTGCATGGCGCGGCGGCGCTGATGGATGCTCTTGGGTATCGCTTCTGGGCTCCACATGCGAACTTCCGTAAGCGTCCAGCGTCCATCACGACAGGCCTGTCTGCGGCGAAACAGAAGAACTGGATGCCAGACTCGCGCCTTTGGCAGGCTTACGGACACTCCTTTGGTGGCGTCTACGGATCGGATGCCTCCACCCTAAGCTCAAACATGGGCCGCTGGCAGACGCTGAATGGCGTGGCGAACGAATACTACCCGGCAGGTCATCGGTGGGCCAGCGTCATCACTTACGCAAAGCTATCTGCCTTCTGGGCAGCTAATCCCCATTTGTTGAAGCCACTTGGCGGGGCGCAGACATTTGATCTAAGTGTGACAGGGGCGGACTACGACAACATCGTCCATGCTTGCGCGGCCTATATTCTCGACAACCCATCCGCGATCACCGCCTTCAACACGACACACTTCGATCCGGCGGACGGAGACGGTCATCCAACGGAAACTGTGTGGGCATTTACCGCTGCGGTCTGTCAGGCCGTTCGCGCTGGAACTGCCTCTATTGGGACTATCTCGGCCTTGTCGGGGCGACCGGGCATTCTTCTCGGTGTCTATGCCTACGCCGGGCATCGACTGCCGCCAGACAATGATTACTCGGAGTACCTGTACACGCAGGTTGCCCTTGGCTTTAACAGCACCGCTTACACGCTTGAAGACTTGGTTGCCTATCACGCTGAGAAGGCGAACACGATTAAGTTGCGCGAGTATCTCGATGTGATGGTCTGGTTCATGGGCCAACCTATTGCGAACGGAAGATCGAAGAGCAACTATCTTACTGTCTATGACAGTTACATGACCGCTGCATCGCGGTTCGACAACACAAAGAGAATTCTCGGTGCGTCGTGCGAGTTCTCGGGGAATTGGCTTGTCAACCTTGTGATGGCGCGAGCGACGATTCTTAAATGCCGGAGCGGTACGGTAGATTTTGCTGCCGTGAGAGACGACCTGCTTGAGGGCATCTTCGGTGATGATCCCGCAGTGCTGGCTCTATACACGCTGTGGGGCACTCCAACCCAGAAGTGGCATCTGTGGAACCTTGAGAAGTCGTTCGATCATGTCGATGCAATGGTGGACGGCTGGTACAAGACGCTCTTCCAGAGGTTCATGGTCATTCTCTACGAGTACATGACCCTTCCAAATCAGCAGACGGCGGCCGACAATCCCACGACCCACAAGACCGTCGATGATCCGTTCTGGGTGAAGTTCCCGATCTTCATGGCGCACATTCTGGGGGTGCGAAACGATGACAGCACTCACTCCTATGCTTGGATAAGGCGGCTTGCCAATAGTGCGCCGGATGCAAATTACCCGGAGCTTCGCTACATCAACACGCAGATTTTCTATGATAACAAAACTGCCGATTTCACGCTCGGGCAGAAAGTCAGGAGGACGACGACAACAGATGAATCCTCTGACCCGACAATTCGGCTCATTGTTGATAATGGGGACGGAACCGGATACATCTGGATCAGCGCCGATCCGGGATGGGCGGATAACAGCGTAATCGTTGACCGACTTGGTGGGTCCGCGACAATGAATGGCACGCCGCTGCGGCCATACTGGTGGCGCAATCCTGTGGCACCGACCCAGGGCGAATTCGACACCGCCTATGCGGCTATTCAGGTAAGTGCAGCCCGCGATGAAGATTTCGACAGTGATGATCTCGTGCAAGTCAGCGGCCTCATTCCAGAGGCCGGCGGCGGTTCAACAGAGGCAACGCGATTTTACGTCGCGGGCTCTGCGGACTATGCCTTCGTCGGACCTGGCTCTGTCACACGGACTGGTCAGCAGCCCATCTATGACGAGGAGACTGGCGAGCCGACAGGAGAGTACGAGCCGATCAGTGAGACAATTCCCTACGGCCCCGGACTTCATCGCTTTTCGATCTCCGCTTCATCTGTTCATGTAACGCATAGTGGAGGACGATTGTATCTCGACTACTTCCCAACCGTTCGTCGTGATGCGGGCGAAACCGGGCAGTATTGGCTATACATCCCGACGCGCGTTGCGGGGCAAGTTGGCATTCAGGCGAAGTCACGCATTCGCATTCATGACGCTACTGGGCAGCACGATGTTTATTACGAAGAGCATCCAAGTTATGTTTCACCGGCAAACATCGGCCCCGGCTTGGTGCAGGTTGATGACGGCAACACCTCTGATCTTGTCAGCATCTTCAATGCGAACCGCTTTCTCGGCATGAAAAAAAGCGAGGCTCTGGTGCCACGAGTGTTTGTTGAAGAGGATTTCCTTGTCAGGACCAAGATTTCCGCTGGCACACCACCTTAGTGCGCAGCTCTTCTCCCATGGCGCATCAGGATCATTAGAGGTGGTGGTTAATATGAAACGTATAATTTTTCATTGGACTGCGGGTTCTTATAACGTAAATGAAACTGATAAAGAGCATTATCACTTTATTATTGATGGTAATGGTAAAGTACATGCCGGTGATCTAGCTCCTGAAGCAAATATTTCTACTTCAGACAATGATGGGTATGCTGCTCATACTAAGAACTGTAACACTGGTGCGATTGGTGTGTCTGTAGCTTGTATGGCTGGAGCCATAGAATCACCTTTTAGTCCAGGGCCTTATCCCATGAAGAAAATTCAGTGGGATCAGATGATTGTACAAGGCGCTTATCTTTGTGATAAATATAATATTCCAGTAACTCCTGAAACAACTCTTACTCATGCTGAAGTAGAACCTGTACTAGGTATTAAACAAGCAGGTAAATGGGATATTACAGTGCTTCCATTTGACCTTACTGTGAAAGGACATAAAGCAGTAGGTGATAAGCTTCGTAGAGAGATTCAGGCTCTTATGAGTAAAGTATCTACGCCCGAAGCAACCACGTATGTTACGCGTAGCCAACTTGCAGATATGTTTAAAGAGTTTGCTGACGTAATACTTAAAGGGGGTTGACGTGGTTGAAAAGGCTGTTGAGACTATTTTGGATGGTAAACTTTGGTCAATAGTTCTAGCAGTTGCTTCAGCATTTGCATGGCTTTGGATGCTTGAGCAAGATAAAAAGAATGCTGCATTAGAAGATAAGTTAATTATTGTAGAACGTGAGTATGTTAAAAAAGACTACTTGTCCTTTTTCGATAAACGTCTAGAACGTATTGAAGATAAGATAGATTTGCTTGACACTAAGCTTTTGAAAGTCCACAAACTAGAGGGAACACCGTAATGAATACAAATTATTTCCAGACCCTTATGACTACAGCCATTGCGCTGCTTGGTGTAGCTACAGCTGTTCTTGTATCAATGGGTTGCACACATGCATTGAATGGTGCACTTGATTGCTCTAACAGTTCTGCACCTATCTGGCTTGCTCCTTATCTTGTAATTGCGGCTAGTATTATTAGCTTTCTTAAGCTTATTCTTGGCGCATTTGAAGGTAAGCTCACTAAGCCGACTGTACCAGTTGTTCCAAATGGTGAAGGAAAACCTGGTGTGGTTACTGAAGCTCAGGTAAAGTCTAATAGCTAATGGACTGGATGCTGGTTACGGCATGGGTAGCTATATGTATCGGTTTAGCCGCTGCAGTATTTATCTATGCTCGTAATCCAGCATTCTGGGTTAATGCTGTAATATTTATATTTTGGAAAATATGGCCTTTAATTTGGGCTTTTGTGTCTAAGCGTAAATCTCCTGAAGAAGAAGAAAAGTGGCGTAAAGAGCAGCTTTCTGGTGTGAAGCCTCCGCCCAAAGGAACTGGTGTAACTACTGGCAATGTTATAAAACAGCTAGCAGTTACAAAGAAAGGAAAGAAAAATGGCTGATACAACAACTACAATTCTTGGGCTTGTAAAGCCAGAAGTAGGTGCCTCAGAGGATACATGGGGCACAAAGCTCAATGAAAATCTTGATGACATTGATTCAATGTATGAACTTGTAACAGGTACGCCTGTTAAAAAGATTGCATTTGGTGGTACTGGCGCAAAGACTGCTCCTGGTGCGTTGACTGCTCTTGGCGCCGCAGCTGCATCACATACTCACGCTCAATCAGATATTACTGGTCTTGTAGCCGATTTGGCGGCTAAAGCTGCTGCAGTTCATACTCATGCTCAGTCTGACATTACTGGTCTTGTAGCTGATTTGGCAGCAATTGTTGCTTCTATTGCGCTTAAAGCTCCTATTGCTTCGCCTACTTTCACTGGCGTACCTGCTGCCCCTACTGCTGCTACAACAACTGACACTACACAAATTGCTACTACTGCTTTTGTTCAACAAGAAATAGCGGCTATCCCTGGTAGTAGTGGTGGTGGAGCAACACTTCTTGGCACTATCAGTACAGCAAGTGGTGCCTCTGCTTCACTTGGGTCGTTAGACCTTACTGAATACAAGTTTGTTGAACTTTGGTTCAATGGCGTTTCCCACTCGACAACTGCCGCCACTTGGCTAATTGGCAACTCAACATCTGATGATGTGCAGTTTACGGACGGCACGCAAGCAACAGGCACATCTTATATTGGATCTGTTCGCATTGATCTTGCTACAGGCATAGGCGTTTCGATTCTAAAGCAAGATGGATCAGGTGTAAGTGCTCTTCCGTTTGACTCAGCAATCACTACGGCATCCACTGCAATCTCTATTGCTCCTAATGGACAAAATTGGGACGCTGGCTCTGTTCGTGTATATGGTATTAAATAATGAGCGGCACTAACTTTACACTTGAATTGCCTCCTGGTGTTATGCGAGATATGTCTCAGCATACAACTGGAATGCGTTGGTATGACGTAAATCAAGTGCGATGGAATACTCAGAACATTCTAATGCCAATTGGTGGTTGGAGAGCTATGGCCTCCATAACTGCAACTGCACCAATAAGAGCCGCTCATTCTTGGCGAGCCAATGATTATATTGCGTATGCTGTAGTTGGTACTATTGATAAGGCTGTAATTATAAAAACTACTGATCTTTCTCAGTATGATATTACACCTTCTGACCTCTATTGGGAACCAGCTAATCCTCGCGGTTATAGCGCCGGTAATTATGGAATGGGGCTATATAGCTTTGACGTTCCTAATGAAAACTATTTACATAAATTTACAGACGCAACCTGGTCCTTTGATAATTGGGGTGAAGATTTGCTTGGCGTACATACTGCAGATGGTCGTCTGCTTCAGTGGTTGCCAACTACTCCAAGTACTGATTTTGTAGAAGTAACAAATGCACCAGAAGATAATGCACTTGTTATTGTATCAAATGAACGTCATGCTTTTGTAATGGGTGGAGAAGGAAATCCTCGTCGAGTTAAGTGGTGTTCACGTGAAAATCTAACCCTTTGGACTGCGGCAGCAGACAATTCAGCTGGTGGATTTGACCTAGAAACTAGCGGAATTATTCTTGCTGCTGTAAAAGTACCACAAGGTATCCTTGTGCTTACTGATATTGATGTGCATATTATTGAATATATTGGTCCACCTAACTATTATTCACGTAGGCTTGTCTCTAAAGAAACAGGTATTGCAGGGCCTAAGGCAGTAGCTCCTACTTCTAACGGAGCTATGTTCTGTGGCTTGTCTAATTTCTGGGAATTTAATAATGGTATCTTTCCAGTAAATTGTACAGTAATGTCAGATGTGTTTAATAGAGGTAATCTTAGCCGACCAGTGTCCCTTGTTATGGGGCAGAATGAATTTGCTAGAGAAGTGTGGTTCTTTTATCCTGGCGCAGAACAAAATGAACCAGATCGCTATGTAATGTATCATCCTGAAAGGCAATGGTGGTCTAAAGGTAATTTTGGACGTACTGCTTGGCTTAATGCTATTTGGCAAGATAAGCCATATGCAGCGTCAGGCCCTATATTGTATGAACATGAGTATGGATGGCTAGCTGCAGGAGCTTCCCGTAATGGTACTATTACAGCTGAAACTGGTGCTATAGAGCTTAACGCAGGTACAGCTAGAACTAGAGTTGATAGGCTTTACTCTGATACAATAGATTTTACTGACTTAACTGGCGAAAATGATAGTGTAGTTGATCCAATACCTTATAATTTGGAATTTCATTTAGCAGACGCTCCACAAGCACCATATACTATTTATGGCCCAGTAACTTTAAATGCAACTAAAGGACACACTACTGTCAGATTTCAAGCTAGAACAATGCATGTAAAACTTAATCAAATTGTTGATACAGGCTGGGGATTTGGTACTATGCATATGCGTGTTAAAGCTGGAGCACGTAGATGAAATCTCTTAATTTGCCACAACCGCAGAAAGATTACAGACCCGAAATTGAACGTGTTCGTAATCGTGAACTTGAAGAATATATGCGTTATCTTAATCAGAAAATAGCTGAACTAGAAGCTAGAATAGCGGCACTAGAACCATGAATGCGTACGATAATACATCTAAAGCAGATGCCCAATTTGCTATCCTTTGCAAATTGATGGAGTTTAAACCAAAGATTCAAACTGCTTTGGATCGTCAAGAAGGTGAGGGTTTTACCTTTGATGATATCTTTGACATGGTTGTTAAAGGTAGAGTACATTTCTTTTGGGTTGAAACTACGTGTGTTGTTATGGAAATGCGTACTTATCCAGAAGGTATTCACGCGCATGTGTTCCTTGCTGCGGGTGACATGAATGGATTGAATGAGTTGTTCAGCTTTCTAGGACCTTGGGCCAAGAGTCTAGGCGCTATCAAAGCTACTACATTGTGCCGTATGGGCTTTAAACGAGCTCTTAAAAAGTACGGTTGGGAAGAAAAACAAGTCTGGTTGACTAAGGAGCTATAAGATGGCTGAGACAACGACAAAACTGCCTCCGTGGTATGAAGACGCAGCTAAGCAGATTATTGCTCTTGGCCAGAAGCGTTCTCAGCTTGGTTATGTGCCTTATATGGGCCCAGACGTGGCTGCTATGGATCCGAATACTATGGCTGGTATTCAGGGATTTGATGCTATGTCCTCGGCATTTGGTATGCCGGCTGGGGGCGCTGCGTCTATGTCATATCTTCCACAAGCTCAGACTTTTGCAGGTGGTGTAAAAGGTTATTCAGGTTTTCCAGCTTTTGAGGAAGCTCAGAATGCTCTTAAGGCTAAATATCCTGGTATTTATAATTATCTTCAGTCTTTTAGTATTAATCCTCAGACTGGGGCACCGGGTGGAGGAGGAACGACCCCTCCGCCAGTCACGCCTCCTGCAGGTGGTGGCACGGGTACTCCTGGTACCGGTTCTGGTGGTGGAGGAAGCTCAGGCGGAGGTGATACTAATGGCTTGCCTGGTGGAAAAGGTCTACCACAGAATGTAGGTGATATTATCAGTGGTATGAGTCGTGGTGGCTTTACCAACACAGGTGGCCTAGCGGGTATTATTAATGGTCTTAAAGGTTCTGGATGGCTAGGTGCTGGTGGAGGAGATGACTAATGAGCAAGGGTCCTACTAATTACACTGGTCAGCCTGTTTCTACTCAATCAGCTGGCGCTTTTGGAGAAGCTTTGACTGGCACTAGCACAGCTCTTAATCAGGGAGCTGGCTACACTGGTCAGGCAGGTGGTCTGTTCAGTCAGTTTGGAGGTATGACACCTTCAGACGTGTCCACACAGACACTCGGTAATACGGATTTGTCACCTTATATGAATCCGTTCCAGACACAAGTTACCGATGCTACGATGAATGAACTTCGTCGTCAGCAGAATATTTCAGATCAGGGCGTACGTGATCAAGCCATGGCAGCTCGTGCCTTTGGCGGTGATCGTATGCAGGTTCAGCAGTCTGAAAATACTCGTAACTATGATGATATTAGAGCTCAGACTCTAGCATCTTTGAACAGTGCTAATTTTGGCAATGCTCAAACTATGGCTCAACAGGATATGGCTCGTAAGTTGCAGGCTGATCAGAGTAATCAGAATATGCGCTATGGCATGTCTCAGGCAGGTGCGTCTGGCCTTTCTAACCTTGGTTCACAAGGTGTAAGCACAGGCCTTTCTGGACTTGGCAATCTCGCTAATATGGGTTTTGGTATGGGTAATCAGCTGGCTCAGAATCAGCTTGCCGCTGGTTCAATTCAGCAGAAAATGATGCAGTCTATTATTGATGCTGCCAAAGGCCAGTACGAGGGTTGGACAGGTTCGCCAGATGAAGGTCTGGATGCGTTTATTAAGTCACTGTCTCTTGACATTGGTAATGCTGGCAAGAGTAAGACTGATTCCAGTACCTGGGAAAAGATTCTGGGTGGCGTTGGTGCAGTTGGTTCACTTCTTCCTTGGTGATGCAAATGGACAAATTTCAGCAAGATATTATATACTTAGCTCAGCAAATGGGCATACCTCCTGATGTAGCTCTTCGAATAGCTAAGGAAGGTGGTATGAATGTGTCTCCACAATCTGGGGCAGCTCCTATGAACTTTAATGTTCAGGATGATAGAAATCTGCCTATTGCTGATGGTGGCACGGCTATGGATCCTATGTCAAAGGTTCCAGCACCGGGTAATCCTCTTGATTTGATGGGTGCAATAAAAGGTATGTATGCTAGTAAAGCTAACCCTATGCAGAGTACTGGCATGGGAGTTAATATAGATCCAGACTTCATGAAGTTGTTTGGTAAAATCAAAATGTTGATAGGAGGCATGTAAATGGCTATTAATGCAGATGGTTCATCTTCTAAGCCTGGTGATTGGTCAGGTAGTGGCTCTCTTGGAATGGGTTCTTATCAGGAACCTGGCCAGCGTTCTTCATATGATAGTTCTGGTAGACAATTAACTAATGCTCAAGGCCAAAATGTTGCGGGCTTTGGTTCAGGTTGGAATCCAGGTAATAGTACTTTTAGTGACAGAAAGCCTAAAGACCCACTTGCAGCATTGTTTGCAGGCGGTAAAGGTGGCCCTATGGGGCAAGTCGGAACAGTAGTGCCACGTATTACTGCACCTGTTGCTTTGCCACCTCCTACTCAAACACCTGCTGTTAAGCCACCTGGAGCACCTCAGACTGGGTATGGCCCTCAGGGTAATTTGACCTATGATCAATATGTAAGTATGATGACACAAGCTGCTCAGAATCGCATGGGTAATTGGGTTAATCAGCCATATGATCCGCTTAGTAGCATTAGATCGGACCCTTTTCAGAGCATGAATTGGGATCCAAGAGGTAGCGCTGGTGCTAATCAGACAGTTGGTAAAAATGGATCAGTAACTAAGTATCAAGATCGTGTGCCTCAAGACCCTACTTCTAAGGGTGGTTACTATTAAGGAGAACAGCAATGAGCCTGTTTGAGAAGTTGAATTATGGAGGCGTGCCTTTTGGAGTGCGGTTGATGGCCGCTGCTCAGCAGATGCAAGCTGTTGAAAATCCAAACGCTCCTCAGACAGGCATTGCTCTATTGGCACGTTACCAGCAGCAGGCTGCTGAAGAAAAGGCGGCTGCGGCTGAATTTGCCAAAAAGAAAGAGATGGCTGATAGACTTGCCGATAAGGTAGAATTGTCAAATCCAGACCTTGCCGAAATGCTACGTGCTGATCCTAATATGGTTGAGCATTATATCAAGGGTAGCATTACTGACACCTTTGAAAGCAAGCGTGCAGAACGTGCTCGTGGCTATCAGCTTGAAGATCGTGACTTTAACGCTGGTCTTACTCGTGAAGGCTGGGCACGTCAAGATCAGAATATGTTGTCTGGTCGTCAGCATGAAATGGGTATGCAGGAAGATCGCCAGGCTTTTGAAATCCAGAAGGAAGAAGCACAAAGAGCCCATGACAAAGCTGTTGCTGAAGGCAACGCTTTGAATGCGAAGCTTATTGCCGAAGACTTCTTTATGAAAACTGGTGAGGAGCTTAATACTACTGGCACGCCACCTCAGCCAGGACCTGCTCAGCGTGAGCCTATTGATCCTGCTACAAGTCAGGCAGTACCTGTTCCTTCTACACAGCAAAATCCTGAATTTGCTGCTTGGCAGAGAGTATTCAATGATCCTGCTTTGAATAGCACAGAAGCTTCACTGTTGTCAGCTGCTTTCAGATCAGCACTTTCATCTGCTGTGCAATCTGGTAAGCAACCTGACAAAAATCTTGCTATGCAGGCTGCTGCTGAAGTGTATCAGAAGATTGTTGATG